CGACCCGAGCGTCTCTGGCCAGGCGGGGCCGATCGGGACGCTATTCCTGCGAACGAACGGGGAGCTATTTAAAAAAATCGCCGCCGCCGATTCTGACTGGCTGGAAATTGATATTTTTGGGAGTCAATTTAACGCGGCCGAGAGCCTGGGGAGGTCGACGACGACCTCGGTCGTTTTCCAATTTAAGCTAAATCTAAATGTGACCGTGCCGGCCGGCGATTATATTATCAACTGGACGGCCGCGATCGGAAACAACGACGAACAGGTCGGCGTCGGCTTTCGAGTCGAGCTGGATAACACGACCGAGCTGATTAACGTCCGGCCGGCTGTCGGCCGTAGGATCGATGACGAGTGGAGCCACAACCCAGGCGGCCACGCGATCGTTACTCTTGACGGGACGCATGATTTCGATATTGATTTCCGATTCGTCGAGAACATCAGTTCCGCCGGCGTCGCCTTTATCGAGGACGCATATCTGGCGCTCTGGAGAGTTACATAATGGTCGACGTCTCACTGGTTAAAAATATCGGATCAAATACCGGCGTCCAGGTGATCGACGAGCGATCGCGTTTCGAGTATCCGGTCGAGCATTTGGGCGCCTCGGCTGGCGTCAATGGTGGCGACGAGATCAGAATCCATTTGTCCGGCTCACCGAATACGGCGGCGGCGGTCGCGATCCTGGCGGCGGTCGAGCGGCCGATTTGCGCGGCGGCCGTGCTCACCGTGACCGTAAACGTCGGGACTTACCTGGTCAATGATACGACCGCGATAACCGACGGCCTGGACAAGTTCGCGCTCGCGACCCTGGCGCTAGATAATATAACCGGCGCCCTCGAGGTTTTGGTTTTTGAGAAGTCCGGCCCGCTGGCCGAGTATGGCGAGACGCCGGCGGGAAAAACATTTGTCGCGAAATTAAAGGAATATCAGATCGTCGCGGCGGCCCTGGTCGAGATCAGGGATTTTATTAGGTGAGAGAATGGGCGAGATAGTAAAAGAGCGGAATCGAACCTGGCAAAAGGCCGAGGCGAACGCCGTCCAGACAAAAAACGGCGGCCCGTTTACGACGTTTCTCGAGCTCAATGCTAGACCGCTCGGCCGTGGTCGGTATAGAATCGCGTGGAATTCCGAGGCCAGGCTCGCCGCCGGCGCCGTGTCAATTCCGAAAATGAGAGTCGTCCTAAATGGCGACATTATCGGGATCGGTTGTTTTCAACCAGCGAGCGACGAGTGGGACAGCCGCGCCGGATGGGACTTTGCGCGGTTCGCCGCCGCCGCCGAGCCAGTGATCGAGATCCAATTCCGCCGAGAGGGCGGGGGTAATACTGTCCAGATGCGACGACTAAAATTATCAATTGAGCTTATGGACGAGGAATAGCGAGAGGATGAAAACATGGCACTAATTAAAGAAACGGGCGCGATCGTCGCGGGCGCTAATTCCTACGCCGAGGCGTCCGACGCTGACACGTTCCAAACCAATCGAGGACGGGCCGCCTGGTGCGATTCTGGCGCCGACGTTAAGGACGCGGCCCTGATCCGAGCAACTGATTATATCGAGAGTCGATTCGGCCTCTCGTTTATCGGCGACCGGATCGGCGACGTCCAGCTTTTGAGCTGGCCACGAACCGGCGCTCGCTATCCGGCCACGGGTAACGACTTCCCGATCGACGAGGTTCCGGTCGACGTCGTGAACGCTTGCATTTTGTACGCCGAACAAGTGATCGGCCCAGGCGACGACGTCGCGGCCATGACCGAGCTCGCGATTACTCCCGAGGTCGACGAGTCGGGCGGCACCGTCACCAGGTTAAAGGAAAAGGTCGACGTCCTCGAGACCGATACCACGTTCGCCGGCAACGACAGCGGCTCGACGTCGCTGCGATTGATCCGCCCGATCCCCGAGGCCGATCGACTGATTCGCCGCTGGTTCCAGCTCGGGCGCGTCGGCCTGACGGTTAGAATATAATGGCGCTCCAGGATACAGCTCTGGCCCTGATCCGAAAATTCGGGGAGGATCGCCTGGTGAGCCTGTTAATCCCGAACACGCCGCCGGCCGATCCGACGAAACCGTGGGACGTCGATCCGACAGTGGCCGAGACCTCGATCACCGTGCCGGCCGTGGTCGTCCCGATCGCGAGGAGCCTGGTCACGGGCGAGAGTGTCCAGCAAGGCGACGAGACCATATTGATCGCCGGCCTATCGCTCGGCGCGACGATCCCCGCGACGAATAGCAAAATCCTCGACGAGGGCCAGGAGAAAAACATTATCGCGATCGAGAGAATCCGGCCAGGGAAAACCGATTTCCTTTATAAATTCCAGGTGAGGGCGAGCTAGTGGCGAAAATATTTAATGCTCGAGAGATCACCAGACAATTAAACATCGTGCTCGATAAGGATTTCGGCTCGACCACGTTCGCGATCCTCCGGAACCTGGTCGCCGGCTCGCCGGTCGGTAATCCCGACCTATGGCAAAACCCGCCGCCTCCTGGTTATGTCGGCGGACACTTTCGTCGAAACTGGCAGGTATCAGTCGGCGGCTTTATTGATAGCGAGCTCGAGGGCGAGGACAATACCGGAGCGACGACCCTGGCCGCCGGTAAAGCGAAAATCGACGGCTTTGTCCGGAGCGGCGGCGGGGCGAACCTGGTTATCCAGAATAATGTCCCTTACGCGAACCGCCTCGCGCAAGGTTGGAGCCGGCAAGCGGCGGCCGGATGGGTAGACCGTCAGATCGACGCGGCCCTCCTCACGCCTGGCGGCTCTAAGGCCGTGCCATAATGGGCGCGTCAACCAGAACGCCGGCACAATTCCGCGACGTCGTGCGGACGGCTTTCGGGACGGCCTGGACTGACGCCGGCGAGTCGCTGGATAATGTCGCCTGGGATAATCTGGCCTATCGACCAGGCGCTCGCGACGATTATGTCCTCCTCGACCTGGCCCATTCGTCCGGCACGTTTGCCAGCCTCGGCGCCGGCGCTTCCATTCAAGTCCGCCGCGTGGCAATATTCGCCGCGCAAATATTCGTCCGGCATAACACCGGACAGGCTCGGGCCGACGCTCTGGCCGAGATCGTCCTGGACTTTTTGGAGAGCGCCCATTTAACCGGAATCCGAATTTCGGAGATCGGCATGGCCGAGACCGGCCGAGTCGGCCAGTATTTCCAGGTTAATGTCAGCGCCAATTTAGAGTATGATTCATTTCGCAGCGTGTGAGGCGCTCAGTTAATTAAACGGGAGTCTTGCAATGTCAGATACTAATAGAGTCGGTTTGCGGTTTTTTCGCAGCGCCCAACGTACCGCGCCGATTCCGGCGGGGCCTTTCAACCTCGAGCAACTCCGTTTCACTGGAACGCCTGGCCTCGCCTTTGTCCCGACGACAATCGTCAGCGAGGAGATCCGCCCCGATCGGCAAATCTCCGACCTGATCCTGGTCGGTGCCGAGGCCGGCGGCGATACAGGGATCGAGCTCAGTTACGCCGCTTTTGACGAGCTGATTACCGGCGCCATGTTTGCGCTATATCAGAACACCGAGAGCAAAACCGGAACGGGCGAGATTACCGCGTTCGGCGTCGGCACGATCGACGTCGACGTCGGCGGCGATTTCATTGTCGGCCAGATTGTCCGGCTCCAGAAACTCGCGACTGGTGACGTCGGCGACGGGATTTTCGAGATCTCGGGGATCGCCGTAAACGTCCTGACGGTCGGCCCGTTACCTGGCACGAACACGACAGCGGTCGCCGGCACCGAGACCGCCGACGCGGACACTAATCTGGAAGTGACGGGATACGTCGCGCAAGGCGTCGGGCTTATTAGCCTGGTCGTTACTGGTTCGGACGCTGTATTTACTTTTCCAGCCGGCGCTCTCGACGACGCAATGGGGACAGGCATCCCGCTCGAGATCGGGGCCTGGATCAAATTCGCCGAGTTTCCCACGGCCGCGAATAACCTCTGGAACCGTGTCCGCGAGATCGACCTGGCGGCCGATACTGTCACTTGTGACACTCAAACCGGCATGGTGACGGACGCCGCCGCCGCCTCGCTCGTCCAGGCGTTTTATGGTTCACGCGTCGAGAATGGCGCCGAGGCTATCAGCGCGCACCAGTTCGCCGTCGAGAGACGGTTCGAGGATCACTCGCCGATCACTCGCGAGCTATTCCTGGGGATGGCATTAAATAATTTTAATATTACCCTGGCGCCCCAGGCGATCGCGGTCGGCTCGCTGACCTGGTTCGGATTTAGCTCGGCCGTCTCTGACGATTCGCCGCTATATGCCGACCTTTATGCGAACCTCCCGACCGACCTCCTGGCCGAGCAATTCGACGTCTATAACACGTCGAGCGATATTGGCCGGCTCGGCCGTGGCGTCGACGCGATCGACGCGGCCGGCGTGAATTTCGTCCTCGAGGCGACGATCGAGATTAATAACAATCTCAGGCGCCAGCCAGCGGTCGGAGTATTCGGCGCGGCCGGTCTCGGAGTCGGGGAGCTGTCAGTCACGGGAACGCTGTCGACTTATTTCGATAACGACGAGATCCTCCAGATTATTCTCAATAATACCGAGACGAGTCTCGACCTGATTACGCAAGGCGGCGACGGCCGATCTATGGTTTTCGATTTGCCGCGAATCAAGTTTTCAGGCGGAGCGCCGGACGTCCCTGGCAAAAACGCGGACGTTACAATTCCAGGAACGTATCAAGCTATTTTATCGCCGATTTTCGGCTATACCATATCAGCGCAAAACGTATCATTTGCGAGGTAACATTAACGGGGCCGAGAGCCCAGGAGTTCAGACTGTGAGAGTCTTACAGGCTTTTGAAACTAGCACTAAATTGATCGACGAGGGCCGAACGTGCGAGATCGAATTCGATGGCAAAGTGATCGCGACCGTCAAGGTGAGACCGGCGGACGCGATGCTCAATTCGGATTATCGCCGATCGATCGCCGAAATGTCGATCGACGCGGCGCGTTTAAACGGGGCCGACCCGATCGACAAAGTCCAGGATCAGGCGTTTTTATATCAGCTCTACGCTCGGGCCGTGATAACCGGCTGGAAATGGACAGATCCCGAGGATCAGAAAGCGACCTCGCTCCGGTTCAACGAGAAAAACGCCGTCGCTTTATTCAAAAAGGCGCCAAAATTTTTCGAGGCGATCCAGGTCGCGGCTCGACAGTGGTCGCATTATCGAGCGGCTCACGAGGAAAAAGCGACGGGAAACTGACGGACGTCCTCGATCATCAACTCCGAATCGGGGACGTCAAAGTCGCGGAGTCAATAATCGCCGCCTATAAAGAGCGGGGACTGACACCGCCCGAGAATATCGAAAACCCGCCGGAGATCCGCCAGGAGTTTCTCGTTTATTGGGAAGCCTATCGCGACCTGATTAGCGAGCGCCGCCAGCCTCGAGGCCCGATCCCCGCCCTCGCCGTGATTCAATACGCGGACGCCTACGGCCTCGATCGCGACGAGTTAAAGCGGATTATCTGGTCGGTCGATCGCGTCCTGACCGATCACTGGAACGCCCTGGACGACGCGGCAAAGGTAAAGCGAGACGCCGGCCAGAAAACTAAACAAATCGGGAGCTCTCAATGACTGATCGAGTGATCCGAGTCGTCGTCGACTCGAGAGGAGTAACAACCGGAGCCAGGAAAGCGAAAGGCGAGCTCGACAAGCTCGACCGCCAATCGAAAGGACTCACGACAGGCTTTAAAGCGGCCGCTGGTGCCGTCGCCGCGTTCGCCGGCGCTCTCGCCGTGCGCGAGGTTTTCAAGGCCGTAGACGCTTACCAGGGACTCCAGAACCGCCTCCGGATCGTGACCGACTCGAGCGAGGAGCTGGCCCAGGTTCAAAAAGAATTATTCGACATTTCCCAGGACACGCGGACAGGATTCGAGGCGATCGCGTCGCTCTATGGATCGGCCGCGATCGCAGCCGACGAGCTCGGCGCGTCGACCGAGCAACTCCTCCGACTGACTGAGATCTCGGGCAAGGCGCTCGCCATCCAGGGCTCGAGCGCCCAGGAATCGCGGGGCGCATTGCGCCAGCTCTCGCAATCATTCTCGAGCGGCATCGTTCGCGCCGAGGAGTTTAACTCGATCCTCGAGGGCGCGTTCCCGATCGCCCAGGCGGCGGCCCGTGGATTCGGCGAGGCCGGCATATCAGTCGGAGAGCTCCGGAAACGTGTCACCGAGGGCGAGGTCTCGAGCACGGAATTTTTCGACGCGATCCTGAAAGGCGGCGAGGGCATCGACGAGCAATTCGGAAAAACTGAGGTCACACTCGGCCAGGCCGTCCAAACGATCTCGAATTCATTTTTAAACCTGGTCGGCCAGCTCAACCAAACGAGCGGCGCCGGCGAGGGATTGGCGGGGATACTGATCGGCGTCTCGGACGCGATCGACGACCTGGCCCTGGCCCTGACCGGAACGCTCCAGCCCGAGGACGAGCTCACCGACGGCATGAAACAGCTCGCGACCGCCGCCGTGTCCGTCGGCTTTGTTATGAGCGCCCTCGCGGATTCCCTGGTGACGACCGTCCAGACCGCTTTTAATATTGTCGGCGAAACGATCGGCGCCACGGCGGCCGGCATCGTCGCATTTTTGTCGGCCGATTTCAGGGCCGCCGATCAAATATTTACCGAGCTCGGCGAGAGCAACGCGAAAGCATTTACCGAGGGATTCGGCGGGCTCGGGGAGCGCCTCACCGCAGACACCGAGGCCGCGATTTCAAAATTAACCGAGATATGGGACGAGGGCTCGAGGGATATAATCCTGGCCGCAACCGGCGGCGGCGGCGGCGACGATCGCCCGATATTGCCGCCGAATTCGGCCGAGGATCTCCTGGAAGCCAGGGAAGCGGCCCAGGATTTTAAAGTCCAGCTCAATATCGCCGGCGAGGAGCTCCGACTGACGGCCCTCCACGGCGAGGACGCGGCGAAAGCGATCCGCGAATTTCGCGAGGATTTAGAGCTCGCGACAGCGGCCGGCGATATATTCGGCGAGCTGGTTCCGACCGAGCAAGTCCTCGAATTAACCGACGCGTTCGTGAGATTCGGCGAGGAGGCCCTGGCAGCTCAGAGAGCACTCCGCGAGGAGATCGAGGCCGCCGAGTTAAAGGCGACATTCGACGAACAGATCGAGGCCCTCGAGGAGGAGATCTCACTCCTCGGCGCCGATAACGAGGCGCTCGCGATTAATGCCGAGCTCCGAGCTCTCGCCGGCGGCGCGACCGCCGAACAGGCCGAGCGAATTCGAGAGCTAACCGAGGCGCTCCTGGACGGCCAGGACAAACTCAAAGAGTCGTCCGACACGCTAACGCAATTTTTTGACGACGCCGCTGGTGCGGCCCAGGATACGCTCGGCGGAATCCTGGCCGATCCAATGGCCGAGGGCCTGGACGAGCTCCCGTTCGCGTTTGCTCAAACATTGCAAAAGCTGGCGGCCGACGCGCTCGCCTCCGATCTGTTCGATATACTCGGGAACCTCGGCGGCGGCGGCGGCGGCGCCGGCGGGATCGGTTCGCTTGTCGGCGGCTTTTTCGGATTTCAAAGTGGCGGCCAGGTCTCGGGAGGCCAGCCGATCGTCGTCGGCGAACGCGGGCCGGAGTTATTCACTCCGCCAGGCTCCGGAGCGGTCACGCCGAACGTAAACATTAACCAGGCCGCACAATCGGCGCCGGTCGTAAATATAACGAACGTCACCGATCCGGCCGACATTCCAGCCGGCCTCGCGACCTCCGAGGGCGAGGAGGCAGTTATTAATATCATCCAGCGCAACCCCGACGCGGTTCGGAAGTTGCTCGGGTAGGAGTTTAAAAATTATGTTTCACCAGGGCCAGGCAACCGATTACATAGACCTCCTCGTCCAGCTCGAGGAGCTGGCGGTTAATTCACACGTCGACGCGATCGCCTTAAATGTCGGCGGGACACTCTGGGCGGTCGGCGATCGGTTCACCATTAACGGCGGGACGACTGTCGGCGGCCACGCCGCGATCGGCGAGGTATTGACCGAGGCGGCCGGCGTCGCGCTGACTGTCCGGATATTTGCCGGCGGCGCCTACACCGTGACGCCAGGCGTCGCGGCCACGACGACCGCGATCCTCCCCGCTGTCGGGATTAATCTCACCGTCGACGCGACGATCCTGGCGACAGGCTGGTCGACCGATCGGAGCCAGGTACTCGCCGCGCCCGAGCGCGAGCTGTTACTCCGAGGCGTGGGCTCCGGAGCCGACGAGATTTTTATCGGCATAGAAACAAAACGCAACGTCAGCGCCGGCGCGTTTTATTGGGAGCTCGCGGGGAATACCGGATTCGATAATGGCGAGGCGTTCGACGGTCAGCCAGGCTCGAGTCGGTCGGTCGTAGCGACCGACACGCTAACGACGCCGCTCAATAACGGAATCATTGATTTTTTTATCGTGATCGACGGCTTTCATATTAAGCTAATCGCGAAATCCGGCGCCTCCTATACAAACGCATATCTCGGCTTTATTTTCACTTATGCCACGCCGGCGGAGTATCCCTATCCGCTGTTAATTATGGGTTGCGGCTCGTCGAATCTCCGCGACGAACCATTTAACACGTCGTCGAATTATTTGTCGGGGATGCACGACCCGCTCCAGGACGCAAACAACGACGGCGGCCCTGGTGCGATCCGCGAGGTCGATGGTCAGTGGTATGTCATAGCTAACGCGTTTCAGCAAGGCGTGAGCAAAATTAAAAAATCCGATCGCGTTATCTATCCGGCGGGGAGCATCCCGCACAATGACGCGGTCGAATATTTAGAGATCGATCGATTTAATCCCTATGTCCAGGCCGACGATCCGAGCGTTTGGTTTGGCAACGCGTCCGACACGGCGGCGCCGGCCAAAACTCTCCAGCCCTCGGTCGACAGCGGCGGCGATATTGCGTTTCTATGGCCGACTATGCTTTATCAAAAAAAGCCGTCTCAGCAATTCCTCGGCGAGCTGATCGACGTCTATCCCGTGGTCGTTTTCGGGATCGGCGCCGTGTCCGAGGACACCATGACCGACGCGAATGGCGACGTTTATTTGTTATTTCAGAATTGCAACCGGACGGACGTCTGGACGTTTTTCGCTATTAAGAGGACGTTTTAAAATGGCTTACGAAACCGGAACCAGCTCCTCGATCCAGGACTTAATGCAAAAGCTCTCGATCTTCCTGGTGGCGAATGGCTGGACTCAGGATTTCGCCACGACCGGCGACCCTGGCCTGATCGCTTTCAGTAAAAACTCGATTTTCGTCGCGTTCCAATACACCGAGGCAACCGACGGCGGGACGCTCGCCATTTATCAAAATTTCTCGAACGACGACCCCGTGAGTGTCTGGCTCTCGACCGGCGACTCGGGCGTCGGCGCGGCGTCCCTGGTGGCGAGCGCGTTCGATACCGGCCGGAGCGTTAATATATTTGCCGGCCCTCACGCCGCCTATCATTTTTTTGAACAGAACGCCGCGCCGGCTTATTGTCACATTGTCGTCGAGGTTGATACCAATAGATTCCGCCATTTTGGTTTTGGCGAGATCGAAAAAATCGGCGACTGGCAGGGCGGCGAGTATTCTTATGGCCACAATTGGCGGCAAGCCGTCTCACAAATTGACGCGCCGACCTCGTCGACTCACACGATCGGCCTCGAGTCAAACTCGGCCGGAGCCGGAACGAATTTTTATGCGACTATGCACGTCCGAGACCAGCCCGAACAAGCCGCCGCCGATCGATGGGCGCTGATCGGGTCGTCAAGTAATTTCCCCGTCCAGCAAGATCGCGCCGGTAATGACCGGCTCCCTTGCCAGGGCGGTTCGCGGGGCGGGATGAATGGGCAAATGACACCGTTCAGGCTCTCACAATTAACCGCTTTTAAGCCGCTGATCCCGATCGTCGTCCACGTCGCCGATAATACCGGCGTTCCGGACACGCGTCGGCTATTGGGAACGCATCCCGACGTCCGCGTGGTCAATATAGCGAACCTCGATCCAGGCGAGACGTTTGTTATTGCCGGCGAGACCTGGTTCGTTTTCCCGTGGGTACGAAAGCAATTTCTGAAAAACGATACCGAGGAGAGCTGGAACGGCGGACTCGCTTATCGTCAGGAATTGGCGTAAACGATGGCCGATTTCCCCGCCGTCCTGGGCTTCCCCGCCCTCTCGATTAACGACCAGGTCGGGAGCCCTCGAACGCTCCGGCTTTATGTTCCAGGGCTCGGCACGTCTCCATATTTCGACCCGCCGAATAATCCAGTCCCGCTCGCTCGAGCACCGGCCGGCCAGGTCGGAGTCACTGACGGATCTCGATCTGGCCAGCGCCTCGCGTTTTTCTATCGGGCGGCAACCTCGGCGGCCGTGTCCTCCTGGGGAACCGGCGGCGATGGCCTGACTCTGACGAGGGAGGTTAATCGTCGAGCCCTCCCCGCTGTTAAAACAAATCGCCAGACCGTGATCGAATCCGAGATCGCGGGCAAAATTGCGCTCGCCGTCGGCCCCGAGTGGTTCGAGAAGTGTCACGTATTCCCTGGACGGATCGACCTCGGGAACGTGCTCTCGGTTCAGATCCGGACGCTCGAATTATTTAATGCTTTCCGCCGGCCGCCGGAGCCCGTGACCTGGGAAACTTTCGTCAACAATGCCGGCTCGGGGATCACAGTAACGAACCTCCCTGGCCTCCCGTTCGTGATCGAGGCATTTGCCTCGTTTATTGCGAACGTCCAGATTTCAACCAGCGGGCCGCCGTCGATCTCCGGCTCGCTCGACTTTGGATTCTCGGCCCCGACGTCCGCGACGATTTCGGTGCCGGTCACGGGGAACCGGATCACGATTTTTCAATATCGGCCACAAGCGCCAATCCGCGAAACCCTGGCATTTAAAACCGACATAATCCGGCTATTCGATGGCACCGAGCAACGGATCAAACTCCGCGAGGCGCCGCGTCAATCGTTCGCTTTCACGGTTCGCACCGACGACGATCGCAGCCGCGACAAAATAAACGCCGTGCTTTTCGACTGGCAAGCGCGAGTTTTTGGGATTCCAATGTGGCACGAGGCCGAGCCGCTCGGGGCCGCGATCGCGATTAACGACCTGGTGATTACCGTCGACACGACGACGAGCGACTATCGAGACGACTCCCTGGTCATGGTTTACGATGGCGATTTTAATTTCGAGGCGCTCGAGGTCGACTCGTTCACGCCGACCGCGATCACGGTTAAAACTGGATTTCTAAATAATTTCAGTACGCTGTCGGCGATCGTTATGCCGCTCCGTTCCGCCTACACAAAACCGAGCCTCCAGGATAATCGTTTCGCTATCGGCCCGAGTGACTTCTCTATGGTTTTCGACGTCCTCGACAATATCGACCTTTCGGATATTGGAGCCGTGACGACGTTCCAGGGAACCGGCCAGACAATCGCGAAACCTGTCCTCGACGGCCTTAACTTTATGAGCGGGAACACCATCCAGGAGGGAATCCGCCGGCGAACCGTCGAGCTCGATCACCAGACCGGCCCGAAAATAACTTTCTCGCCCTGGTCGAAAGGCAAGCCGCTTTATCAATTCGCGACCGAGGCGAAAAGCCAGCTCGAGACCTGGGACTTTCGTAAATTGATGCACTTTTTAAAAGGCTCACAAACCGCGTTTTATATCCCGACGGGCCGGCGAGACTTTAAACCGCTGTTAGACATTGGGGACAGCGCGACAGGATTCACGATTCCGAATATCGGCTGGACTGATTTCGTCGGATCGATCACGCCTCGGAGCGACCTCCTGATCCTCCGAACCGACGGGACTCAAAGCCTCCATTTGGTGACGGGCTCGAGCGTGGCCAGTGAGCTCGTCGAATCGATATCGATCACGCCGCCGATCACGCCGGCGCTACCATTGGCCGAGATCGAGCGAATGACGATTTTAACGCTCTCGCGGATCTCCGACGATAAAGTGACGCTCGAGCACCGGCGCCCAGGCGAGACCAGGATATCGATTAAATCGATCGGAGTGCCGTCGTGACTTTTGACGCGTTAGAGAATAGCCGCGAGGACGGGAACGTCCTCGAGCTTTACGAGTTTCGCTATGGCGCCGAGACGACCAGGCTCACCAGTTACAACCAGGATATAGTTTTCCAGGGCGTGACCTGGACGGCGATCCAGATCTCCCGAGGCCAGGTTCAAAACTCGGTCGAGCAAGCGATCAATGAATTAAAAATCGATATGCCATTGAGCCATCCGATCGCCTCGCAATATATCTCGAACGTACCTGGAAAAGTCGGGTCGGTTCGGATTTTCAGAGCCCACGCTGACGATCCCGCCGAGGAGACCCTTTTGCTGTTCGACGGCTTTGTGGCCCAGGCCGGATTCGACGGCGCCCTGGTGGCGACGCTATCGTGCTCGCCATCGACGAGCGTGTTTAAACGCTCCGGCCCGCGATTCAATTATCAGTCGTTATGTAATCACGTGCTCTATGATGGCCGCTGCAAAATCGTCGAGGCGGCGTTCCGGTTTACGGGGACAGTCGCGTCCGTCAATGGTCGCGAGATCGAGGTCGCCGGATTGTTCGCGGCCGAGGGCGCCGGCTGGACGACGGCCGGCTTTGTCCGAGCTCCCGCCGGCACGTTTGACGACGCCCGCCTGATCCTGGCGCAATCGGGCGACGTGCTCACGCTGTTAAATGCATTTGCCGAGCCCGTGCTCGGCACGAGCGTCGACGTGTTTGCCGGCTGCGATCACTCGCTGGCGACGTGCGATACTAAATTCGCGAACGTGGATAATTACGGCGGCTTTCCATTTGTGCCGATTAAAAACCCATTCGGCTCGAGCATCCGAGGCGGTAAATAATGCCATTTTTTACGATGCTTTTAACGTACCTGGTGACGTTTTTAATCACCGAATTACTCCGGCCGAAACCAAAACTCGAGAACGCAAAGCCGGCCGGTATCGGCGATTTTAATGTCCCGACCGCGACCGAGGGCCGAGTCGTCCCGATCATTTGGGGAAAGGTCAAACTCGGCGGCCCGAACATCGTTTGGTATGGCGATCTCACCACGTCCGCGATCACTAAAAAAGTGAAAACCGGACTATTCTCGAGCTCGACTCAAACGACCGGATACACGTATTTTATCGGCCTCCAGTTTGCATTATGTCGCGGGCCTTTTAACGGCGCTCTCGGCGACGCCTTGCACCATATCCGCGTCGACGATAGTTATGCCTGGGGACTCGAGGCGGACACGGCCGACCCGCCGCTGATACCGACCGACGCCGGCGCGGTCGGGGATATCAACCAGCCGAAATTTTTTGGCGGCTCCGACGCTGGCGGCGGCGGCGGACTGATCGGGCCGTTTCGATTTTATCGAGGATCTGAGACGCAACTCGTCGACGCTTATTTGACGGATTTCCAAACGCCGACGCCGACCTATCGCGGGACGGTTTATATATCCTGGGAACATGGCAACGTCGGGACGGCGCCCTCGCTCCGGCCGTTCGCTTTTGAAATCTCTCGTTATCCCGACGGCCTCGATCTCGCGACGCTCCAGCCAGGCGACGAGATCGTCGATTTCGGCGCTAATCCAATGAACGTAATTTTCGAGGTTTTGAATAATGAGGAGTGGGGCCTCAATATTGCGGCGGTTAATATTAACGTCGCAAACTTTCGGATTCTCGCCGCCACGCTCGCAACCGAGGGCCAGGGATTCGCCTGGATATGGGATCGAGTCCAGGACGTCCTCGAGACGATCCGGATTGTCGAGGAGCAAGTCGACGGGATTTTGTTTCAAGATCCGATCTCGGGCCGGTTCGATTTCCAGCTAATCCGCGACGACTACACGCCTGGAACGCTCCCGCTCCTGGACGAAACAAACGTCGAGGCGCTGACTAAATTCACGCGGCCCTCCTGGGCGTCGACCTCGAACGTCGTCAACGTCAATTTTACCTCTCGAAATAAAAATTACGCCGTGAGTTATGCGCTCGCGCAGGATATGGCGAACGTCGATATTAACCAGGCCGTGAACGCGGTCGAGATCAAACAGCCAGGCGTCAAAACGCCGGCACTGGCGAATATAATCGCCTGGCGCGAGCTCCGCCTGTTATCGTTCCCGCTGGCCACGGGCTCGCTGACCTCCGACCGGAGTCAATACGATCTCAAACCTGGCGACGTGCGCGAGCTGTCCTGGAGTGTGCTCGGCCTGACTCGCCTCCCGATCCGGATAACAAAAGTTAATCGCGGCCAGATCCTCGACAATAAAATAAAAATCGATTTCACCGAGGACATATTCACGACCGGCGCGGCCAGCTTTGCCGATCCGACCGATTCAATGTGGACGCCTCCCTCGGACTCGGCCGTCGCAGCGTTCGCCGAGATCCTCCTCGAGCTCCCGTTCGTCCTGACCGACGTCAGCGACACCGGCATACCGACGACGTTCCTCCAGGTCGGCGACATTGTCGTCCGGACTCCTGGGAACATGACCGCCGATTTTAATATTTTCGCGACGGAAGTCGACGCGCCAGGGCCGGCGGCCGCGCCGACCGAGGGCGACGTTATTCCGCCAGGATCAGGCGGCGAGTTTTCTCCCTATGGTTTATTGAACGGCGCGATCGATCGAGGCGAGACCAATGGATTCCAGGACGCGGTCGGCTTCCAGATTGACGCCCCGATCGACGTCGATCGAGTCCTCGACGCTGACGCGATCGGGCTCGAGGCCCTGCAAAATCTTTTATTAATCGACGACGAGCTGATCCTATTCTCGACGATCGTGGATAACCTCGACGGCACTTTCGAGATTCAAAATATATTTCGAGGCGCTCTCGATACATTGCCGGCGCCTCACGCGAACGATTCGCCGGTCTGGATTTTTTCCTATGGGATCGGCCTGGTCAATTCATTACCGAACGACGACCGGACTCGAAATTACCAGGTTAAAAACCAAACACAAACGCCGTTTTCTGTTTTCCCGTTTGGCTCGATCGTCGCGATCGGAATCACCACGACCGGACGGGGCGCGTTTGCCTATCCGCCTCGAGACGTCCAGATTAATCCGACGGCACCAGGCGGCGGGTATTTTCCAGTCGACGCCGGCTCACCGTCAGGCGCCGAGCTGGTCGGGACGTTCTCGATCCGCTGGCACGGCTCCGACAAATTCACACAAGCCAGGGCGACCGCCTGGGACGATCCGCACGTGACCGAGGAGAATGGCGTCGGCTTCCATTTGCGGATTATTCAAGATCCGGCCGGCGTCCCTGTTACCGTGCTCGACGTGGGCGGCATCCCCGCCGGCGTGACTGAGGGAGCGTATAACGCGCAAGGATTCGCCGACGACACGGTTACAGACCAATATCAATTCGAGCTCTCGAGCCAAAACGTATTCGGCGAGTCGGAAATCTGGACGATCGGCCCGTTCGCGATCTATGGAATGGGTTATAAATTCGACGAGAAATTCGGCGGCGATTCGTTTGGCGTGATCCTGGTTAAAGGCGATCCGCCGGCGGGGATCGTTCCCGTTCCAGGCGTCTCGACCGAGTCACTATTCCGCCTCACCGCCTCGGGGACTTTCGACAGCGACGACGACCTTTATATCCGGATTACTTTCCTCGAGCTCGGCGGCACGATCGGCCAGGACGAAAATTATATTATCCTCGGCACCGCCGGCGGGAAAACGGCCGTCCGCGATTACCTGGTCGAAATCCGCGATCTGATCGCGGCCGATTTCGATCCGGTCAAAGTCTCGGCCAGCGTGGTCGGCGACGTGCTCACCGTGTCGTCGTTTTTCGGATCGCTCGGCGGATCAATCCAGAATAATTCGGCCGGATCTCGAGCTGACATAATCGAGGAGGCGAGCTCGATCCTGAACGGCAAGGCTCAAATAATGCACTTTGATTTATTCCAGGGCGACGACTCAGTGAGTCCCGCGATCGAAAGCCTGGCGCCGGACATTGCCGCGACCTATAACAGCGCCGTATCTCGAACCAATAAACTCGACCTCGCCGTGGTCGGATTAACGGCCGAGGCGAAAAAGTCGATCGACGCCGGCGGGATTCAATCGCTCGCGATCTCCTGGGGAGGCCGTGAAGTCGCTCCAGGGACTCAGGCAATTAATCGCCAGGTTCCGCTCCGAGACGGGACGCCGGCGGTCGTGGGATTGCCTGGCGACTCCGATTTACTCTCACAGCTCGAGGAGCTCGCCTCGAGTGTCTGGTCGGAATATATCCTCGCCGTTCGCTGGTCGAATTATTCGCCCGTGCCAGGAGCCGGCTCGCCCTTTTTCGGCCAGCCTCAAGATCGCGTCGGCGTCGAGGTTACAATGAAACAAAATTTCGCCCTGGTCGCTCCGGAGTTTTGGGAAACCGCTCCGGATAATACGATCTACCAGGGCGGATTCGGGCCGCTCCGATTGCTCGGAAAGCAATTATTTAAACCGCAAGTATTCTCACAGCAGGGACGCCACCAGGCGATCCGCGTCTCGTTCGATACTGAATACCGAACCAGTACCTCGCCGATTTCGCCGGTCACGCTCGGCCAGGTGTACACGATCGACCTCGGCGGGACTCTATTCCAGGAAACCGCGACCGCTCCCGACGCGGCGGACTCGCCTTATCGCGACGACATTTATGCCAGGCTAACGACCGCGATTAATCTCTCGGCGTCGTTTACAGTGGTCAATACAAATCTAGCGATTCGCGAGATCGGCGGCGCGACCTTTGTAACGTCGATCGAGATCGAGCACAATAGCGCAAACGCGATTTTTACTTTCGACGCTCGGGCGAGTTTTGGCCTCGAGCTCCTGGTCGAATCATTTACACAATAGGAGGCTAGACCATGCCACAAACCGCCCTTTTAAATCTCGGCCTGAATTACGAACACGACGCCGGCTCGGACGGCTGGAAAGCGGCTTATGATAATAACGCTATGCTCCTCGACGCGTTCGCGCTCGGCACTGTGATCGATCAGCGAAACGCCTCGCCAGGAGTGCCGGCATTATCCGACGCTTATATCGTCGGCGACGCGGGCTCGGGCCTTTTTACGACTCACGATAACGAGCTGGCCGTCTGGAACGCCGCGACGTCGCTATGGGTTTTCGCCGTGCCGGTTATCGGTTGGGAGGTTTGGGATCGGGCGCTCGACGTTTTGCGACATTGGGACGGGACACGCTGGCAAGCGATCGGCCAGGTAATCGCCCAGGCGGCCGATATAACGATCGACGGCTTTCACATGGACGCGACGATCGAGCTCGACACCACGGCCGCCGCTCGAGCCGTGACGATCCAGACCGACGCCGGCGACCTTTTGCCGATCGGATTCGCGTTTTATGTCGTCAATAACTCCGGATTAAATTCCGTCACGTTCACATTAGCGGGCCTCACGACTCGCGGAATCGTGTCTCTCGCGGGCGATCGTGATAGAGTCAGGATCGTTAAGGAATCCGCCGATACGTGGATCAGCGGCTAATCTGGACGCCCTGGCAACGTGTTTAAACGCACTCTTTAAAATTTAACGAGGATCTAACCATGAGTAGTAATACACAATTGCAGAAAATCAGCCAGCCGAGAATCCGCCGGCTCCGCCATCGAAATCGATTAGTCGCGGCCTCGGCCAGGTTGCAAGCTCGCCAGCCGGCGCTCGATAATTATCTGATCCGAGAAGCCGCTCGAGCGAACGCGTCGCCGTTACGCGTACTTGACACGCTGGCCATTATCGCGGGCGGCACTGGTTACGCGGTCGGCGATCGGTTCGCCATTGTCGGCGGGACGTCCTCGCTCCAGGCGACCGGCATGGTCTCGGTCGTGGCGGCTGGCGTCGTGACTGGCGTTAAAATAATCGAGCCTGGCCAATATACGGTTAATCCTGGCGTGGCCGCCGCGACGACTGTTATCTCCGGAGCTGGTGACGCGGGCCTGACTGTTACGACGGCGCTTTCGTCGGTCGTCGTGGGCGTCACTGAGGCCGAGATCCTCGACGCTATCGAGAATGACAGCAACGTCGCCGGCACTGTCCCGACGTTCGTCGGTGCGGATACATTTCGCAATCGCCGAAACTCGTCCGATAAATACGTGGCGGCTGGCGTTCCTATTTCCTAACGTAGGACGGCCACGTTCCGGTCGATTAGGGCCTGGCGCATTACTGACGGCGCCGGCGCCCTTTCGGCCTGGGCCATTGCAGAACACAACCAGCGAAAATCGGCTCGGATCATTCCCGAGAGAGCCTCGACCAGGTGCGCGGCCGTTACCTGTCTATGGATCGGGAAGTCCTGTTTATAAATCCAGCTCTCGAGCTCCTGACAGTCGTCCAGGTGGATCGCGAGTTTCGCACGGTTGACAGGAATCGGATCGGGATCGGGGAGGGCCTCGCCATATAACCGAGGATCGTCGCCTGGTTGATCGCCCTCGTTCGCTCCTGGTGCCGGCCCTCCGGTACTATCCCCGAGGAGATCGTCGCGCCTGGGCGAAATGAGAGCGTCTCGATCGGCCTTTTTCAAAATGGAATATCGTCGAATCCGTCGTCGTTATCTTTAACCGCCTCGACTGGTTTTCTCGGCGGGTAGGCTTTCGTGTCATAGCGGCTTTTTGATCGCGCCGGCTGGTCGCCGAAATTGCCCGTTTCGGAATTATCCGGCCTCTGGAATCCCTGACGACCTGGC